TTACTGGCTTTCGGTGCGTACCAATTTCGTACCACTTTCACTCATATTGAGCTTTTCAAGCTCTGCCCAGTCGCTCGGCGAGCTGATCCACTTCGCATAGGTCGACAACAATACCTGCACGCTGTGCCCAAGTTGCGCGGCAATGAATGCCGGATTCATGCCGGACATCAGGCACATGGTTGCGTAGGTGTGGCGCGTGTCGTACATCCTGCGCCTTCTGATTCCCACCTTCCGCATGGCGCTCAGCCAGTAACGTTTTGGCCCTGTCTCGGAGCGGATAAAAAGCTCTGTTCGGTCCCCATTCCCTTCGGGTGCAAACACGTAATCAGAGCGCAGCTCCGTCAGCGGCCTAGCCTTATCGAGTGCATGTAAGGCCCGATCGTTCAATAAAACTTCCCTTACCACCTTCGTTTTTGTCCTTTCCTGAATCTTCCCGTAGATGCGAATCCGGCATACCCGTGCCGATCTTTTGCGGGTATCCACCTCGCTCCAGCGCAGGGCCATCGCCTCGCCCGGACGCATCCCCGTGTAGAAAGAAAACTCGAAAAATGCTGCGTAGATGGCCTGCAAACCGCTTGTCGATTTGTAGAGCTGGTCAATCAATGCGTCTGCCTCTTCGCGCGTCAGCGGATCAATTTCGCGCTTCACACCTCGGGTCGCGGGTATTGATACGGCCGGGTTGCGCACTATCAATTCATCACTGACAGCCTGGGCGAAGATGCTGGTGACGATCCGAACGGCACCTTTCCTGCGGCTGGGGGACGGCCACTGAATATCGGTGGCCAGCTTGCGCATTTTCATCGACGTGATTTCATCAAGGCGCAGGCTGGCCAGGTACGGAATCCAGTAGGTTTGCAGTGCGGAGCGATAGTTTTTTCGGGTGCTGTCCACGATCTGCAGGCTGTCCAGCCAATCTTGCGCATAGTCGAAGAAGATCGGGATCTTGTGTGTGCTGGCGCTGCGGGAGTTTGGGAACAGCTCGGCGTACTTCTCTGGGGTCAGCGCGCCGAGCTTTTCCAGCTGTTTTACCTGAGAACGTAGACCTGCTGCTGCGGCGATGCCTTTCGGCGTCTGGGGGTAGGGGAGCGTCTCACAGCAGCGGCGCTTGCCCCTTGAGAACCGGATTCTGATGGATTGCCCAATAAGCTCGACACCGGTCGGGAGTTCCAGAGGTTCTCTAGCCATTCGTCATATCTCCATTTGCTGTACATGATTCGTCCGTCGATCTTCATCCAGACGCCGGCGGGGATTATGTTGCGTTCGCGCTTTCGCTGAAGCGCTTTTGCGGTGGTGCCGATCAATTCGGCCATGCGTTTTTCGGTAACTTTGTCGTGCGCCGGTTCTTCCGGCAGCTTGGCGGCGGTGGCCATAGGCTTATGCTCCAGGCCGCGCTGGGCGGCGGAAGGGGTTATTCGGCGGTAGCCCGCTGAGCTTTGATTTCTGCGATGAACTCGGGGGGAAGGCGCGCGACATAACCGCCTTGAGACCAAGATAAAGGCCCGGACTTTCGGATCATCTCGTTAACCAGATCGAACGCAGCCATCAGCTGGTCGTCGTTCAGCTCGCCATCTTCTGGCAGGTCGTCGCAGAAGTAATCTGCCGGGTCGATTTCGCGAGGCATATTCGGCTCGCATATGCAAAGCCGAACCTTCTCAGGATCTTCGTCGGACTCAAGCAGGTAATCCCGGAGTGCGTCCGAGTCAAAGAAATATGTGTCGCCGTCGTATATAACCAGCGGCTCGTCAGCCCAATCTTTGATCTCCATCTTCAAGAAACGCTCATCCATGCGCTCCTCTCTGCAGACTTTGCAGTAGCTGTTCGTTTCGTGGATCGGGTGCGCTGGATTGTTTTTGCAGTGCCGGTGCGTCGACCCGCAGTAGCGTGCCTGATCTTCGTCCTGACCCCAGAACCTTCCGTTTGAGTCGACCCAGCCGCTAACGGTTTGAAAACTGGCCGCTTCTGGGGAATTGAACATCACAATTTTTTCATTGCGCATAGCGAATCCTCGCCCGCCGATCACCGGCAGGCTCTGTAGGGAAGGGGATATCAGGCAGGTGCTGCCGTTCACTGCTATGGTTCACGCAGCCAGCAGGAGCTGGGGCAGCACCGAGGACAGGTCATGGAATGCACCACAACGGCGGATGAGGTTTACGGCCCGCGCAATGCCAGGCTCGGCAGACGGGCGGTGGACGGCAATATCTGGTCTGAGACAACGATGATTTTCAGAATCATCGATGACCGGGTCTACTCAATGCACGAGCAGTACCTGGGCAGGCTCAAGTACGGCATGGCGATGACTGACAGGGAGAGCTGATCTTTATGGTGCGGTAGGGTCACGGCGTCACCCGCTTGAACTCGACGACCCAGACCCACGGGTTTGCTTTCCAGTTCTCAGCACCGTTGATGGATTTCCAAAGAGTCCTGAATTGCACGCGCCACGCCATTTCGAGGTGTTCTGCGACTGGCCATATCGGCCCCTCGGCTTTTGCCTGCTCTTCGCTTATGTCCTGCAACCGCTCGACCCGCACGTCAGTTATCTCCAGCAGGATGCGGCTGACCCAGCGCGGCATGTGAATGGATGGCCGAGTTTTCCCTGGCGTGATCATCGAGCATCCGGTTTGCCTCAAGGCGCCATCTGCTGGGTAATGGAGCGGCTCGCCGTGGCTCAGCTCTCGCGGCGCTACGTCATTAACCTGCGCATCAGCCTGCCAGGACTCTCGCACCCATAGTCGGTCGCCGACCTTGCCATATGGACATAGGTCGGCGTTGCCAGGCAGTGCCAGAAAGGCAGGCTCGAAACCTGCAGCCAGACAATCCAGCGCGGCTGGCTTCTTCACCTCGCGCCGCGTGACCGTCTTCCGACCTTCCAGGATGGCGCACACCATAGGAGCCGAGAAAAGGATGGGGCGTTCTTTGTTTTGGTTGCTCATCAGTATTCGCTCCAGTTCATGTCCTGGATGTACTCACACGGGACCATAAGGCTGTCGGGCGGGATGGTGCTTTCTGCCCTGACATCGCCGAAATACGCAATGGCTGCCTTGGCACGCTCCAGCGACAGCTGGGCATGGCGGACCTGCCATGACTTGCGCTGCTTGTACGAGCGCAGCGCCAATTCCTTGGTGATGTAAGCGAATCGCCGACCGTGCTCGCCGCCATCCTTAAGCACTCGCTTGCGATACTGTTTAAGCAGCGATTCGCGCTGCGACCCGCCGAATAGTTTGTCGTGGAATTCAGAGATGATGTACCAGCACTGATCAGTCTCGCCGATGACCACATAACGTTTGCAGGTAACCTCTAAGCCTTTCGGGTCAAGCTCGTCGACGTATCGGTAATGGTCCGGGCCGAGTTTATTCTTTTCCATGGGCGTGCCTGTCCTTGCCGCACACGCGGCTGACATTGAATTGATTGAGAGGGGATTACTGCGGGGTGTTCAGCTTGGCGCGGGCCTGCCATACATCGAACATGGAGACGCCTTGCATGGAATTATCCATTACCCAATTGTCAAACTCTGCTTGCTCATCCATCTTCGCCTTGGCGGGCTGGGCGTGGAGGTAGAGTGGGATACAGTGCCTTTCATTGCGATCAAGTCGCGCTCCAATTCGTCCCACACCGTATTGGTATTCACGAATGTCTTTCGCGACAGCCAGCGTCACTGTTGAAATGAATGCAAACGGCTCGCCATGCTGATCGGCTGGCTGGGCACGCTTATTCCAGAACTCAACAGGCGCTCCGGTGTTGCACGCATCGCACTCAGCGAAAGGCCAAGGCTCTCCGCTGTTGTCGACGTAGTCTTCCGCCACGTAGCGAGCCGCGCGGCCGCAGTAGGGGCACGGCAGCAGCTCGCACGGCGAACGCACATCGTTCGGGTTGTCGGTCATTGCAGGCTCTCCAGTCGCTTACACACAGAGTTAGCAGCGTCCTTGATTTGCCAGTACAGATCGGCATGGGCTTCGTCGTCTTCCAGTTCACCCATGGTTTCGAGGGCCTCCATGAGTTGAGCATGGCAGGCGATCAGAATGTCTTTCTCGCTCATTGATCGCTCCCGGCTGGCTTGGACAGGGCGGTTACTGATGTTTCGCTGCATACATCGCTATGCCGGTCAGAATTACTATCGCTGCCAGGGCCATCCGCAATAGAATTTGAATTTTGTTCATTTTGGCCCACGTTTAGGTTGGATAATAAATCGTGCAAATCATTGATTGCGTGCCCTTGTTCCTGCGCGTATCCACAGAAGCCGAATCGCGGATCTAGCCGCAAACGCATTACCTTGTAGCTCGATGCGCCTATGTTTCTCTAGTTTGAGGTCTTCATTAAAAGAGGATCCTCAAATGGAACATCTATCTTTGGCCGTTGAAATCGCTGATTCCATATCAACCTTGATTGAAAGCTTATTGCGGGTCTGGCTATTGATCATGGTGATCAATCGTTCAGCGCAATAGGTGAGGGGGGATTCAAAAACCTTCGTCGTACTCTCGTCGGCGTCGGCGAGGGGCCGCCTTAAGTACGGCCTTGTAACTGGCTTTCGCTTCCTTCTTGTCCAGGCACCACTCGCCGGCTACCTCAACTGGTTCGCAAAGCAGCAGGTACTCGGCGCTATGAAACCGGTTTATGTTGCGCCTGTAGCGAACCATGCAGTATTCGCGCTTGCCGCGTTCTCCATGCATGCGCCGCCCTCCGTGTTCGGTGGTGGCAAATTGGTTAGGGATGGGGTATTACGGGTGACCGGCATGGAGCCGGATAAAGGAGAAATTGATGTCAATGTCAGATAAAACAGCAGGGGATCTAGTTCGTATCGCCGCAGCAGGAGGGTCGCTAGAACTTGAAGCCAACAAAACTCCTGGGGATTTTGTACGTATTGCCGCAGCAATTGAATCAGGCGGCGGCCACCTTACGTTGGTCGGCGCGAGTCGATTTACGCCTGGCGATATGGTACGAATCGCGTCGGCGGCTCCCGGCAAGGTAACCTTTAAGGATTAAACTGCGTACAACCCTAATCTGACGCGTCAGTTCCAAGCATTCGATCTTGCTCGGCTGGGCTGGCGCTAATGAAGTACAGCCCCAGGTTCTGCCAGGCTTCCTGCGGGCTGTTGATTCCGTTGCGCTTCATCGCGGCTGACATGCCGGCCTTCACGCCGGACGCCAGGCTGATGGTTACCTTCTCAATCCCGAGCCGTTCCGCCTCGGCTTTCTTGCGATCCCGATAGTCCTTGGAGTGCTGCGCCTGGGTCTTTGCCGTGCGCTTCACTTGCGATAGATCCTGTTTACCGGGTAATCGATGTTGAAGTCTGCGATGAGTCGTTCCATCAGCGTGCTGCTGATGCCGATCAGGTTCTTGGCGGCGTACCGAGACAGCCCGCGGTCCCTCGCTTCCTTGATGCGCAGAACGTTCAACGCATCCGCGACTGGGTCTATGCGCTCGACCTTCACACGCGATAGGTATGGGCTTGGATCGAAGCGCTTGTACTCGAACCGGTGCTCGGCGGCGATCTTACGCAGCATGTGGTGGCTGACCCCGGTGTTACGGTTCACATCGGTGATCGTGGTTGTCTGTGCCATGTGACGGATCTGCACAATCACCTCATCGCTGACGTGGCCGCGTGGGAGATTCGTCTCAGTGGGCGGTGGAGCTGCTGCGCGCATCGCTTCCTTGGTCCGCTGGCGCGGCGCAGGTGCTGCTGCTGGCCCCATGCGTCCGTATGGCCTGGGCTTGTATGCGAAACCCTGCAGCGTGGCGATCACGCCGCCACTCTTGAGAAATTCCTCCACCTCAGCCTCAAGGGCGGCGGAGCGCTCTTTGTTGCGCTGAATCGTGCTCAGCTCTGGACTGATCATCAGCTTGCACCGTAGAGCGCGAACAGCACGAAGCCGGTGGCGATGGCGGCGGTCCAGCGCAACATGTGCGTGGCGATTGACGGCTGGCGCACTGGCTGGGCTTCCATCTGCTCAGCGGCCCTGCAAGCCGCGCTGTGGCCACGAAGCACGCCGCGCACATCGCCGGTCGAGCGCTCGACGATGCCGAACTCGTTATTGCCGTTCGGCACGACCGTGAAGCGCGGCAGAGCTGCCGGGTTCTTGCGGCCGACCTTGTCGTAAAACTCGGCAGTGGAAAGGGTGCAGCGTTGGCGCAGGCCTTCGAGGATTGCACGACGCTGGCTGATTGTCTGATGCATATGAGGCTCCTTGACCGCATTGGCCAGATGCCAGGCGCGGGCGACCAAACCCAGCCGTGAGACTGGCTTGGCACCTGCCGATGCGGTCGTTTGATTTGGGGGAGGGTGATGCAGGGGGCCGATTTAACGGTTTGAACTCATCCGCATCGGGGTGTGATCGAGGCGTCGGGCGGGATTCGAACCCGCATTGCCTTCCTTTCGGGGAGCCGCTTTCCAACTTGCGTTCCGACGTTTCAGCGCGTCCGCTGTCGATCACACTCCGATGCGGCCTAGCGCTATGACAGGGATCGGGCAGTTTTCGTCAGGCTGACGCTGGCGCTGGTTGTCAGATAATCGCTGTCAGGGTCTTTGAGCCATCGGGTGCAGTGCTGGTGATCGACATACCCACCATGTGATGAACTCCCTGCTGAATTGCTTGGGCGCACCGTTTGTAGCGAGGGTCAAATACGTCATCGCCATCTGGCAGATGGGTTGTACAGGTCAGCTTGGAACAATCCTCGCCATTCGGCCCCTCGCCGTCGTGGGCAATGCTGAAGCTCGCGACCATCGCGATACCGTTCTGCCTCGCAATATCGACGATTTGCCGTATCAGAGGGCTGATTTGCTCGTCGTAAACCTGCTCTTTGTTCATCGTTTTGCTCCGACTGGTGTTGGTAATGTTCAGCAGATCGCAGCCACTGGCCGGAGCTTTTCCGACCCCTTCCGGCTGATCTTGAGTTCGTAACCGCCCCGGCGTGACTCGGGGATCTTTCTGTCTCGCCTCATTGCCTCATCGTCCAGCACCGCGTGCAGAACGATCACTGACATGAACATGAGGCAGAGCGGGGAAATGATCTGGCGGCGCATGGCCTCGGCGATCATCGCTGTCTGGCGATTCACGCCGAGCTTGAACATGGCGACCGACAGCCGCTTAACGACCGTGCCCGGCGCAATGCCGAACGTGCGGGCGATTTCCTTGGCGGTGCAGCCCTGTGCGGCTGACAACAAAAACTGCAACTCTCGCGGCGCAAGACCACGGCCGAGGTGGCCTCTCCATGCCCCGCATACGATGGTGGTATCCATTACGTCTACTCGGTGGTTGTCATCCCAAAGCACCCGGCAAGCCAGGTGCTTCAGTGATGCTGTCCAACAGGCGATTCCGTTCTATGTAAAGAGCTTCGTCCAGTCGGTCCCGTTATCCGGGGCTGGGAGACCACTTCGCTGATCCCGTGCTATCTGGCGGCTTCACCAGTCTTGTGGTCGATTCGGGAGGGCTGCCGAAGCATTCTCGCGTCTCGATGGGATAAATATAGGAAAGCCTTTAATTTGAGTCAACAGGTAAACCTTTATTTTTGTTTTGGGCGCAAAAAAAACCGCTCAGTGGCGGGCTGTGTCAGATCGGGAGGGGAGGTTCAGAAACGAAAAAGCCCGGCGCTAAGGCCGGGCTTATCATTACCAGGAGGTAAGTGTGTATCTTGGTCGTCCTTTTCCGACCGTCCTGGCGGTTGCCCTTATGATCACAGACCTATTCAGATGAGCATTAATCGCAGCTGGATCATCAATTTCGCTACCAATCCTTCCGTGGAGGATTATGCCTTCGTGAGTTTTAAATTCGAACCGTCTGTCTGCAGGGAAAGCGCCCAAAAACTCGCCTTTGAGCTCAACCTCTTTTTCGTCAATGTTCTCAATGCTGAGTCTGGACTTGCTAAGCCGGACTTGGTCAACGCTGATGAATGAGAAGGTGTGATCGCGGGTTTTTACGCTGCAAAATGCGTCGTAAGCAATCAGCTTTTCGAGGTACTCAGCTACAAGCTTTAGCTCGCGCGTGCCTAGACGTGATGCTGGCTCCGAAAGCTCCTCATCCCCCTTCGTTGAAGCCTCAAGTAGCTCTGCAACCAGCTCAAACGCTTGCGATACTGCAGTTGTGCCTTCCAAGGTAAGCTGGGCATCCGCGGGAGGCGCCTCTTCGAACTCGAAGCCGAATGAGCCCAATGCCGTTCCAGTGATTAATATCTGATTTTGAGACCTGTTCGGGATCCTGCCGAAGTCATTCAATATTCCGCCAATCGACGCAGCCACAGCAGCCACAGCATCAGAAAACTTGCTGGTAGCCACAGCTCCAAATTCGGCCAATATGCCGTGAACGCCACGGACGGGCGCGCCTCGATAAGTAACGACCGCTCTAGCAGGCGCGTATGCACCTTGGCCGGGTTCCCGCAAAGACGATCCCACCTTGGCCATGCGCGATTGCAAGGAGAGCTTGGTGAGGTCGCTAATGCCAGCCTTCTTCGAGACACGATCCAAAAAACTGAGCTCGGCCTTAGCATGAGTGAATTCAGTTCTGTTCATCTTGGATCTCCTGCTTGCGGACGATCAAAAAATCGGTGGCCTGCTGATCATACGTCGGGTCGAGTGAGACGCTTAGAAACCCCTTCCACTGTTGAGACCTTCTGTGCGCCCACATACTGTACCAGTAAGCAGCAAGCTCAATCAGTGCTTCCGGATGATCAGACAACAGAGCCAAGTAAAAGTCGACCTTATAGTTCGCTTTAATCCACAGGTTATCTGTTAACACCCTAACATCATCCTGGGTTAAGGATGCCTGAGCGCCAGGGCTTATGTCTGCAAAGGTCATCACATCCATGTCATTTGGCGGACGCCCCTCTAGGAGTTCAATATTCTCCATGAAGCTGCCATTTAGCCATTGAATGCCACCCGAAATACCTATTTTGTGAATTTCGGCCCTATGAGCCAGAAAACCCTCTAGCACCAAGCATCTCTCTATAGATGTCGAAAACCGCTCGGTAACTTGCAGAACGTCGGTAGGATAGGGCGCGCGGTTCGGCGACGTTGGATCTTGCTCATCGATAGGCGGCAAAAGTCCCTGATTTGTCCAAAACGGTATCAAAAGCACCTCCATGTGAGAGCAAAATAATCTGAAATTTAGCCAGGTGCAGCAGTACTCTGTGGGAGTTAGGCGGCCTTGCGCGCGGCGTAGCGCGCTACAAATCCCCGCCGCGCCAGATGATCCGGCTACTCAGGTCGTTCCCGTACAATCCTTCCTTGCCTAACCTCATCTACATAGCCAGCCAGCTTGTCTTCGTCGGCCTGGAACAGAATTATCATCTTCAGGATGGCCTGGGCATCAGGCTCGTTACCCGTCAGGCTCAATCGCTCAACGATCCGCAGCATCTCCACGGCGGACCACTTCAAGTCAGAGGCTAGGCCTTGTAGGTCGCGTGCGAGTTGTTGATTCGGCTTCGTCAATCCCATTACTGGTACTCCTACAAAAAACCAGTGACCCGCACCGCCACGCCGATGATCTTGCAGTCGTCCGTGCATTTGATCATCGAGTATCCAGGATTGAGTGGTTTCAGATAGAGCTGGCCTGCATCATCTATCAGCTTCTTGAAGGTCGCCTCGTTGCTGCTGGGGAGCTTGGCAACCACCAGCTTGCCGGGCCTCGCCTCAACGCCAGGATCCACAAGTATGAGCATTCCCTCTGGAACGCTCATGCCTGACGGTGCGGTCATTGAATCGCCTGACACTTCAAGCCAGAAAGCTCGACCTTTGGCTTTGTAGTCGCTCGTCTCGTACCGGTCTGAAAAGTCGGGCTCTACCGCTTCCGCCCAAGCGCCGGCAGCAACCGTGCTTACTACTGGATAGCGGTACATGACCAAGGGCTGATCTATCATCGCTACGTTGGACGGCGCGCTGATCGAGATCATTGAGCCGACCCCCTCAGAGAGCCAAACGGGATCAACCCTGCAGATCGTGGCGAACTTAACGAGGTAGCCGCTGGTGCGGGTAAGTCCTCGCTCTATCTCTGATACTGACGCCTGTTTTATACCAGAACGCTCCGCCAGCTCGGCCTGAGTTAGCCGTGCGTGCTTACGAGCCTGCTTCAATCTATCTTTTAATTCCATGGGCTGGAAGATAAAGGCGAACCTTTCACCTTGCAAAAAGGTGTTCCTTTGTCCTAGCATACAGGCATCCCTTTATTTGGGCGGAGAATCATGAAGAATACCTTTGAGAAGCTGGTCGAGCATTTCGGCTCGCAGAACGCCACAGCAACGGCGCTTGGCGTAAAGCAGGGCACTGTCAGTGGCTGGGTCCGAGGAATACATGGCATGGCCGCAGAGGTTGCAATGCGAGCCGAGATCGCAACGAAGGGTGCAATTAAGGCCCGCGAGCTGCGCCCCTCTATTCCGGATCAAGCCGCATAAGCGCGCTTGCCACTCAAGCACAGGCGTCTTGATAGAAATTATCCGCTCAGCCGGGAAGGGCAGGTAGTACAGCGGATGGGCTGTTGATTCATCCAGTACCAAATTTCAGGCAAAAAAAAGCCGGTGGCTAGACCGGCTTCTTCACAACTTTGCGAGACAGATTATGCACATCAGACCTGAGCAAGGCAACACGGGCAGAACATTTGGAGTAGCACTGTGAGCGTTCAAGCAATGTCGTGGGCGCTACAGATCCCACGTCTGACCCTATCTGATTCCAGCGCCCGGCATGTGCTGCTGTGCCTGGCCAACTACGCCGGTCCGGACGGGCGCGGGGCGTTCCCTTCGGCCACCACCCTGAGTGAAGACACTGGCCTTTCCGAGCGCACAGTGCGTTCGAAGCTCGAGCTGTTGCGGGCGTCTGAACTGATCGTTCCAGGCAATCAGGCGCTGGCCGCTGTGTACATCGAACGTCATGACCGACGCCCAGTCGTCTATGACTTGCCGATAAAGCGGGGTGCAAATCCTGCACCCCGGACTGAACGGGGTGCAGATGACGGCACGGGGTGCAAATCACAGCAGAACGGGGTGCAGAATTCGACCGAACGGGGTGCGAAATCTGCACCCAATACGTCACTTAACCATCAATTAACCGAACAGCAGCAGCCGCGCGAGATTTCGGACGTGATCGCTGATCAGGACAAGCAGGCCCTGGAATCGACCGATGATCGTCAGCGCTTCGCAATGTTCGCCGACTGGGCACCGGACAGCCGTTACCTGATCGCCCAGGCTCAGATTGCTGGCGTCAAGCCCGCCGATATCCCTGACGCGCTGATCCGCAGCTTCATCGGCTGGTTTGTGGCCAAGCAGAACACCGTAGACACATCCGCCGGTTGGTGTAACCGCTTGGTGGGTTGGTACGTGAAAGAGCGTGCCAAAGGCTCACTGTCAGCCGATGAAGAATCGGCAGTCGGCGGCGACTGGGCTTCAAAGGGGGTGATCCTGTGAATGGGCCTGTTCGAGCTGGTTATCTGGTCCAGAATCGGAGAACCGATCCGACCTACACCCCACCGCCTGCGGTCTCTGTCGAGATCGACCCGGCCACCCGCCAAGTAATCGACGAATTGTTTCTGCGGCTGCGTGGAGCTTGCGGGGCATGGAGACAGTCTTGGCCGACCGAGGAGGTGATGAACGCCGCAAAACTGGAGTGGCTGGCGGAATTCATGCGCTCCGGGATCAACTCAATGGATCAACTGCGCCACGGTATGCGCATGGTTAGCGCGAGCAAATCAGCATTCGTGCCCGCGCCTGGCGTGTTCGTGAGCTGGTGTTTTGCTCCAGAGGGTCTTGGCCTGCCCAGTGTCGAGGTCGCGTATTCCCAAGCCCTGCGTAACTCACACCCTGGCATGGAAGGGCGCGGTAAGTGGTTTCACCCGGCGATCTACCACGCCACTGCTGCCGCTGGATTCCTGAGCCTGCAAACGCTTCCTCGCGACTTGGGTATGACCCGCTTTGAGCAGAAATACCTCGAGCAGTGCCGCAAGATCTGGCGCGGCGAAGAGTTGCCGCCCGTGCCGGTAGCGCAGCTCGCAGCACCGGGCAAATCAATCACTCCCGAAGTGGGCAACAAGGCGTTGGCCGCGCTCCGTGCCAAGCGCAGTGGAGACACGCAATGAGCAAACTCACCAAGGCGGCGCGCGACCGCGAATGCCAGATACGTTACCCAGGTTGCTCGAGTGAATCCTCGACCACGGTGCTGGCCCATTACCGGCTCGCCGGGACTTGCGGCATGGGCATCAAGCCAAACGACCTTCAGGCCGCTTGGGCGTGTGCGTACTGCCACGACATCGCCGATGGCCGCCTGCGAGCTCCAGCGGTTCTGAGCCGTAACGAAGTCCGCCTGTTCCACGCCGAGGGGGTAATGCGTACCCAGGACGCGCTGATTCGCGAAGGGAAGGTGTCGCCGTGAAGCCTGCCGAAATGACGTTGTTCAAACCTAAGCGAACCCGCGCCAAGCCTGTCGACCGTGAGGGCCTGGAGCAGGCCGCATTGCTGCGCGAGCTCAAGCTGCGCATGCCCTCGGTGGCGGCGCTGATCTATCACGTTCCCAACGGTGGCCACCGGCACAAGCTGGTGGCGATCAAGCTGAAAGAGCAGGGCGTGCGCGCCGGTGTTCCCGATCTGGTGCTGCCGATGGCCCGCGGTGGGTACTTCGGCCTGTACATCGAATTCAAGGCTACGCCGCCGCACGACGCCGCTGTCTCGGGCAGCCAGTACGAGTGGATACGTCAGCTGAACGCGCAAGGCTATCTGGCAATCGTCTGCCGTGGTCACTTCGACGCGATGGAGCAGATCCGCGCATACCTCCGCCTTCCTCAAACAACGGTGGCAGCATGAACCATCAATTCAAGCCGGGCGACCTGGCTATCATCGTTGGTGCCAACTCGCTTACCCAAAACATCGGCAAGCAGTGCGAACTACGCGAGTTCGTTACCAGCGGTGGCTTTTACGTGGCCCCAAACGGCGAGATTTATCGTCATGACGACGTCCCGTGCTGGACGCTGGTAGGTGACGGATTGGTTGCGGTGGTTGAGGGCGAAGTTGTGGACCTTGGCTTCGGCATTCACGAGCCGCGACACTTGATGCCGATCCGCGGCGAGTTCGCAGCCGAGCAGCATAAAGCCAAAGAGTCGGAGCCAGCATGACTGCCGCCGTGCGCATTACCGATGCTGAAATCAAGCGGCAGGCCGCTGGCAACGAGCGTGACCTGCGCGACGTGGAGAACCGTGGCCTGTACCTACGCTTCACGCGGGATCGTTCCCGGGCTTCGTGGTACTTGGTCAGCAAGGGCAAATGGAACCTCGTCGGCAGCTTCCCCGATCTGTCGGCCAAGCAGGTCGTTGCGGCACTGCCTGCCATCCGTTTGCGGCTTGATGCCGGTGCCGGTTCGAACCTGTCGAAGTGGGTCACGACTGGAGAGCTGCTGGACTGGTACGCAGACCGCATGGCACGCGACCGCAGCCTTTCAGAGAAGCGCAAGAAGACCGGCGCATCACTGATCAAATGCCACCTCAAGCCGCGCCTGGGCGACCTGCCGCTGACCGGTATCGACAAGGCCAGCCTGGACGATCAGTTCATGTGGCCAGCGCAGGAAACCATCGGCATCGACTACGTGCGGTCGGCGTTCCAGCTGCTCGCCCTGGCATTTCGGCAGGCGTTCAAACTGCGGTTGATTTCGGCCAACCCGATGAAGGACATCAAGTTCAGCGACTTCTCGAAAGCCAAGGTCGGTATCAAGCCTTCCCGGTTGCGCGGCACCCAGCTGCAGGAACTGATCGCACGCCTGCTGACCGTGCTCGAGTACGAACCAGTCGATGGCCTGCTGGCGCTGATGATGCTTTGCCACGGCACGCGCATCGGCGAGACGCGGCAAGCGCGCTGGTCTCACATCAGCCTGGCAGAGCGTGAGTGGTTCATTCCGGCCGAGAACACCAAGACCGGCGTCGAGCATCACCTGCCTCTGACAGACCAGGTACGCAACCTGCTGATCAGCTACAGGGACATTCAGTTGGCCGGGGGGTACAGAGGACAGTTCCTGTTTCCATCCCGGAGCGGCAAGGCACTCAGCGAAGGGCAGGCCAGCGCTGTGTTCAGAAGGCTGGGCCTGGGTGAGTGGACGAGTCACGACCTGCGCAAGGTCGCGCGTACTGGCTGGGCAGACATCGGCATCGACCACCTGATCGGTGAACTGCTGATCAATCACGCGATGGGCCACAACGTGAAGGTGTACATCCAGTCGGACGTGATGAGCCGCAAGCGTGATGCGCTTGAGAAGTGGCACGCGCATCTAGATTCAAAGGGCCTGAACCGCATTCAGACATTGACCCGCTTTAGAACGGGAGATTCTGGTAACGGGCTACAGGCCACGGAACATAAGGGCTGTGACCCTATTCAAGAATCAACCATAGGCGAGGTTTAAAAACGATGAAAAAGCAACATGGCCCCGCCTTCAAGGCTCATCAAACAGAAGTTAGGCAGTGCCCGACCTGTAAGGGCAGAACCGTGGTGAAAGGCGTTTTCCATGAATTGGCGTGCGTCCAGTGCAACGCTTCCGGCTGGGTAGACGCTCAGACCGGTGTTGCTCTACCGCTTGAATTGCTGGTCACGGCATTGGGGCTGATGCTTCATCAGGCGATGCGCAACCTGGAGCTTGCCCGCCGCATTGAAGTCCTTTCCGGGCCTGCGGCTATCTATGAACAGAACAACCGCCGCGGTACCGGTGGATCGAATTACACAGGGGATTGAGCCATGAGGATGAAATACCGTACCGTTGAAGACTTGCTCGAGCATTGGGGGCGCTGGGTCGTCCTAGGTTCGGGCGTGTCCTGCTGCGCATCGCGGGAGAATGACATAGACATCCCCATGATCACCGACGACCAAGCCTTGTTAATTGATCGCTTGGTGGGACGCCTGCGTACTCGCTACGAAGAGTCAGGCAACGTGGTTATCAAGTACTACACCTCCCGCGATACGTCACTGATGGTTGTAGGAAAGAAGCTTGGCTTTGGCGAAGAAAAGACTCGCCAGCTCTGGAAGGCTGGAGTCGCTTGGGTAGACGGCGCTCTCGAATCGCATCGAGAAGGCGCCTGATCTGCTCTACATCGCCGAGCGCGTATCCATCATCGCTTTTTTTGCAGACTCGAAGTTCTGACTGGTGAAATGAAGAATTACTCCAAGGTCAAGTTCTGTAGTCGCCGGAGCCGTAGTCAGAGCTTTGGCGAAAAACTCTTTGCCCTTTGGGGTTTCTGGCGAAAGTACCCTGTTTCCGTTGATGCAAGCCTGAACGAACTTTAGATACGTCCCGTTTACTTTGTAGGGGCCCGCTTCGGACAGGTTAGCATTTTGTGTTCCCGTACAAAATGATCCTGAGAAGTCAATCAAACTAACATTTATAGTGTCGCCGTTAAGATTAGCCATGGCTACTATTTTACTGTCTTCTGCCGGAGACAATAGGTACGCTGTAGGAACAAACTTTTTCCACTCGTTCGCCTGGACAGATAGACAAACAGTGGCAGCCAAAGCGAAAAACATAATTTTGCGCATTCAAAACTCCATTTAAATAATTATTGGTGTATGCAGCCTCTCAACAGCATTACGTATCGAAGCCCAGAATGCTCATAATACACCGAGAGTAAAATAAGGCTCGTTTTTTGAAGGGGTTGACAGCCCCGGTCCCGATCTATAGATTTCGCATTACCTTGCGGTTTTTCCGCGAGCAAAGCTCAGCATTCAAGTGTTGGGCTTTTTGTTTTGTGTATTTTTAAACCTCGGCAGTTGCCGGGGTTTTTTCGTTTATAGATCCCGAAAGGGTTGAGACCGGACGCGCACCATGCCCGAAAAGAACCCCGACTTATGGGCGCAGGTCTGGATGGCCCTATCGAATCCACTCTGGCAGGGCGCGATCATGGCCATCATCGTCTCACTACTGCGAATCCTCTACGACGCAAAAGAGACCAGCAAACGCCGGATCTGCTTTGAAGCGTTGATCTGTGGTGCGCTGAGCCTGGTTGCGTCCAGCCTGATCGAGTGGATGGCATGGCCGCCCAGTCTGTCAGTGGCTGCCGGTGGCACCATCGGCTTTCTTGGCGTAACAGCCATACGCGAGCTGGTGACCCGGTTCATTGGCCGCAAGGTGGATTCCGTATGAAGGCTATCGCAGCTGCAATCATCATTGGCCTTGTTGGCCTGCTGCTCGTTGGTATCCAGCAGTACCGCGTTGTCGCCCTCAGTGGTGCCATACAGTTGGAGACCAAGAGCAAGAATGAAGCCATCGCAGCCAGTAAAGAAAGCGAGGCCACCATCACCACGCTACGGGCAGAAGCCAAGCGTAATGCCGACTACCAGGCTGATCTGAGCAAGCGGCTCAAGGCCAGTGAAGGCAAAGCCAAACAGGCGAGGAAAGAATTTGAAGACCTCAAGCGGAACAACAAGCCCGTTCGTGATTGGGCTTCTCAGCCTCTGCCTGACGGCCTGCGTGGGAAGCCCGCAACCGGTTCTGGTAAAGACAACGGCAGTAAGGCTAGACCCCCCTGAGCTGATCCCCTGTGAACGCATCAATGCTGACGAGGCCGATCTGCGGCTGAATGGCGATGTGTGGGAGCTGAAAGACCAGGCCATCAAGCTGTTGGATACGTGCGCTGATCAGGTTGACGCACAGATCCAACGCAGCCAGAGCAAGTAGTCATGTCATGCAGTGGATGCGCCGCCCGGCGCGAGTGGATCAAGAAGTGGAGCAAGGTGGCATATGAACGAGCACAGCAACTCCTTGCTAAGCCTGATCCTGGCCGAGCAGGTGAAGCAGACCCAGCTGCTACAGCGGATGGCAGAGCAACAGATGCTGCTGATCAACGCCCTGAGTGAAGAAGAGCAGGACGACCCAGACGCAGAGCCAGCCACTTACATGGACGGTACACCGATCCTTGGCCGAAGCTGATGGTCAAGATGACGACGCTCAAGACAAGGGTGCAACTGCTGCCAGCCAGGCTCAACACGATCAACCCTGACTCATGGCGAGCAGGCAAGACCACGGCCGCCCAGCGAGGGTATGGCTCAAAGTGGCAAAAAGCTCGCTTGGTTTACCTCGACGCAAACCCTCTGTGTGTCTACTGCGACAGGATCGGCAGGGTGACAGCTGCCAATACAGTCGACCATGTGATGCCGCACAGAGGCGATATGAAGCTGTTCTGGGACCGTTCTAACTGGATGTCCCTTTGTGGCCCTTGCCACTCATCTGTCAAGCAGGCAGAGGAAGCTCAAGGGCTGCGCTGAATGGTGGCACTGGCGTGCCACAACCACATACCGCCACTTGCGCGCCAGTGACGTGCTACAAGCACCAAACTGGTGCGATCTGTCATTTGCTTGATAGGGGGGGGCAAAATATAGGGCTTCTCCGCGTCCCAGACCACTCACCCTCTCACGCGCAGATTTTTTCCCTTTCACAGGATTTTTGTTAATGGCTTTAACACCCAAGCAGCGGGCATTTGTCGACGCTGTTAGGGGAGGTGCGTCCAACAAAAATGCAGCCATCGCCGCAGGCTACGCGGCTGACAGCGCATCGGCCGCCGGATCAAGGTTGGCAAAACACCCGAATGTGATGGCCGCGCTGGGCGGCAAGCCCGTTAACAAAAATGTTAAAGGCCCAGCCCCCGATAAAGCGCCACGTGAAGCCGCCGCCGAGCCGGACGAAATGAAAGAGGCTGGCTTCGATCTGGCCAAGGCTCTGCGCCACGACGACCCGAAGGATTTTCTGCTGGCAGTCATGAACGACTTCCAGACAGAGGCGAAATTGCGTGTCGACGCAGCCAAAGCGTTGATGCCTTTCGTTCACCAGCGCAGAGGCGAGGGCGGCAAGAAGGAGCAGGCCAAGGAAAAGGCCGCTGGTGCGGCGAACGGCAAGTTCGGCGTCCGTAAAGGCCCGCTGTCGGTGGTGAAATGATTGAGTGGTCGACGGCCTGCCTGGATTGGGAAACCCGGATCGTTGCCAAACAGAGCCTGATCCCGTTCAAGCCGCTGTTTCCTGAGCAGGCCGAAGAGGCGCTGGACGTTTTCGGCGCGCTACGCATGATGGATGCCACCGGCAGCCCACTCATGAGCGAAACGGTACGGCCCTGGGTAAACGATTTTGTCGCTGCTATCTTCGGTGCCTACGACCCCGACACCGGGCGGCGGATGATCAGCGAGTTCATGCTGCTGATCAGCAAGAAGAACGGCAAGTCGACCATCGCCGCCGGGATCATGCTGACGGCGCTGGTTTTGAACTGGCGGCAGTCGGGCGAATTCATCATTCTGGCCCCGACCAAGGAAATTGCGGACAACTCTTACAACCCTATCCGCGACATGGTGAAGGCTGACGAAGAACTGTCCGCGTTGTTGAAAGTGCAGGACCACTTACGCACCGTGACTCACCTCGAGACCGGCGCAACGTTAAAGGTCGTGGCGGCAGACAGCGAAACGGTCTCCGGCAAGAAGGCAATCGGCGTTTTTATCGACGAATTGTGGGTGTTCGGCAAGCGAGCGAATGCGGAAGCCATGCTGCGTGAGGCGACTGGTGGTCTGGCTTCGCGTCCTGAAGGCTTCATTATCTGGGCAACGACCCAGTCCGACGCGCCACCAGCGGGTGTTTTCCGCCAGAAGCTGTTGTACGCCCGCCAGGTGCGTGACGGCACGATCATCGACAAGTCATTTTTGCCGGTGCTGTACGAGTTTCCCAAACAAATGCTGGACGCTGGCGCGCATCGCGAGGCGTCCAACGCCTACGTTACAAATCCTAACATCGGGCTTTCGGTGGATGAGCCGTTCATTGAACGCGGCTTTGCTCAGGCGCAGGTCGACGGTGAAGAGTCGTTCCGGGGCTTCTTGGCCAAGCACCTGAACGTCGAAATTGGTCTTTCGCTACTTTCCAATCGATGGGCGGGCACGGATTTCTGGGAGGTCCAAGCGCAGGTGCCTGGACTGACATTCGAACAACTGCTTGATCGCTGTGAAGTGGTTGATCTGGGCATTGACGGCGGCGGACTCGACGACCTGCTGGGCTTCTCGGCGGTAGGCCGCGACAAGGCCACCCGTCAATGGCTGCTCTGGACTCGTGCCTGGGCCCATCCATCTGTGCTGGAACGAAGAAAGGCGGAAGCGCCTCGCTTCCGTGATTTTGCACAAGACGGCGACCTGATCCTGGTACAGCGCATTGGCGATGACCTCGATGAGCTGGCCGAGCTTGCGGGCCAGGTAGAAAAGCGCGGTCTGCTGGATCAAGTCGGCGTGGACCCTGCTGGAGTCGGCGGAATCATCGACGCACTGATGTCTGCTGGTATTCCTCAAGAGAAAATCATCGGTATTTCGCAAGGTTGGAAGCTCGGCGGGGCCATTAAAACGGCCGAACGCAAGCTGGCCGAGGGCGTGTTGATCCACGGCGGACAACCAATGATGGCCTGGTGTTGTGGTAACGCGCGTGTTGAGCCTCGCGGCAACGCCATTTTGATAACTAAACAGGCATCCGGGGGCGGGAAAATTGACCCTCTGATGGCCGCATTTAACGCAATTTCGCTCATGTCTCTCAACCCGGAAAGTAAAGGCGGGATGGATGACTACCTAAATAACGGTTTCTTCGGACTTGTAGGCTGACTATGTCATTTCGCTGGTACAACCCACTGACGTGGCGGTTCTTTGGCTACACCGATCCGTTGACCGGTGACTATGTCGAAGTCGATCTTGAGATAGGCGGCAAGCGCACCAAGGCTGGCGTACGCATCACGTCCAAAAACGCGCTGAGCATCGGCATTGTCTGGTCTTGCGTGAAGATTCTGTGCGAATCGGTGTCCGGGCTGCCGCTCAAGCTGTATGACGACCAAGACGGCAAGCGTGTGTTGGTCCCGTACAAGGACCGGGCAGCAAGGGTGCTACGTAAGCCCAATCCCTACATGACGCGGCTGAATTTCCTGAAAGCGGCCGTCGTGAACATGGCGTTGCGAGGGAACAGCTACAACCTGATCGAGCGCGCGGCGAACGGCGATCCGATAGCGTTTCTGCCAGTTCCGTTTGACTCGGTTGAGGTCAATACAGACGGGGACCTGATTTATTTCGTGACCCTGGCTGGCGAGCGGTTTCCGGTGTCGCCCGAGAACATGCTGCATTTCAAGTTGTTCAGCATTGACGGAATCGTTGGGCTTTCACCAATCGAGTATCAGGCCGAAACGATGGGCTTGGCCAAGGCCGCGCAGGACTGGTCGGCGCACTTCATGCGCAAGGGCGGCTTCACTGGCGGATATGTGATCTACGAGCAGTTCCTGACCAAGGAACAGCAGGCGCAGGTCATGGAGAAATTCCCCGATGTTCGTAAAGGTGACGCCGCTGACATCGGCAAGATGGCGATCTTGCAGGGCAACCCCAAGATCATCCCGGCCGGCCTCAGTCAGAAGGACAGCCAGTTCATCGAGTCTCAGCAGTTTCAGGAGGAGGCGCTGGCAGGTGTGTGGGGCGTTCCGCTTTATCTGGCCAACCGGGCCGGGAAAACCTCAATCATGGGTTCGAATCTGGAGCAGCAGACCAGCGGCTTCGTGACCTTCGGCCTCAAACCTTACCTCGACGCCATCGAGGACGAACTCAACGACAAGCTGTTCTCAGGCACGACTCGCTTTGTCGAGTTCATCGTGGAGGGCCTGCTGCGCGCTGACAGCGCTGGTCGGTCTGCTTACTACACAGCGGCCCTTGGTGGCTCCGGCGGCTCTGGCTGGATGGCTATCAACGAAGTCCGCGAAAAAGAAAACCTGCCCCCGCTATTGGGCGATCAATACAACCAGGTCACCCGATGGGAGATGCAGACCAATGCTGACAAAAATTGAAGTTCCCTTCGAGGTAAAGGCCGTTGATGACGCCGGTAACTTCGAAGGTTATGCCTCGGTGTTCAACAACGTAGATCTGGGCGATGACGTGATTCTGCCGGGCGCTTTCACCAAGGTGAAGGCAACGCGGGGAGGGCGCTTGAAGCTGGCGCTGTTTCACGACCTGACTCGCTTGGTTGGGTCTGCCGAGTTCACCCAGGACGCCCACGGCCTATTCCTGAAAGGCAGGATCAACCTTGCCGTCAGCTATGCCCGTGATGCCTACGAGCTGATGAAGGAGGGCACGCTGGACAGCATGTCCATTGGCTTCAACACGCTGCTGTCGAGTTACGAAGAGCGTGCAGGCCGCCAGATTCGCATCATCAAGGAGGCTGAGCTGTGGGAAGCCTCAATCGTCCCGTTCGGCATGAACCCCGAGGCGACCATTACCGACGTGAAGTCGGATATCAGACTTTTTGAAAAGGCCCTGCGTGAACGCATGGGCCTTTCGCAAAAGGAGGCGGCTGCTGTCGCCTCGCTCGGCTATACCGCCGTCCACCGTGATGGTGGTGCAGCGGACACGGTGATCGTGGATGAGCTGAAAGCAATCTCCCAACTGTTCAATACCCAATTTGGAGTTCAGCCATGACCGCTGACGTAAAAGAAATTCGCGAATCCCTCGAAAAGCAACTAAAAGAGGGCTTTGGTTCCCTGCAAGTGAAGTACGACGCCGTTTCTGACGAGCTGGAAAAAGGCAACACCGTGGCGGGCGATCTGAAAAAGCAGATCGAAAACCAGAAGGGCGAACTGGAGCGCGTGATCGAGCAGGTGCAAATTCTCGAAGAGAAGGGCATCAAGCTGCGTGGCCAGGCCGGCGACAAGAAAGGCTTTATCGACTTCGTCAAAGGCAATGACGATTTCAAAGCCATGACCTCGCGCAAGCAGGACAAGGCAGAAATCGAGATCACCAAATCCGACATGGCGTCGATGACTGAAATGAAAGTCACCAGCTCGGGCCTGGTGGTTCCTCGTTACGACCCGATCATTCAGGACGTTCCACGCCAGAACCTGCTGATTCGGGATCTAATCCCAAGCACGCCGGTCGATGGCAACTCCTACAGCTACTTCATCGAGAACGTGCACACCCGAGGCGCGGGCATGGTTGCCGAGGGCGGCGTGAAGCCGACCAGCAACGTGACTTTCACCCAAAAGACCGACACCATCAAGAAGATGGCGGTCTGGATGCCGATCACCGATGAGGCGCTGGACGATGTGCCGCAACTGTACTCCTACATCCAGGAGCTTTTGCGCTACGACCTGAAGCTGGAAGAAGAGGGTCAAATCCTCAAGGGTGATGGTCAGGGCAATAACCTCAACGGCGTCATGACCCAAGCAACGGCATTTGAAGCTGCTCTGTCCAAGCTTGGCGACACAGCCATCGACACCGTCCGTCGCGCGATCTATCAAGTCCGCAAGCAGTCCAAGCGTGCCGCTGATGCTGTGGTCATGACCGACCTCGACTGGATGAACATCGAGCTGCAGAAGGATGCGGAAAATCGCTACCTTTTTGCCAACCTGCAAGGCCTTGTAACTCCAGTCCTCTGGGGCCGTCCGGTGGTGGCCTCGGACAGCATGGACGAGGGCGATGGCGACACTACCGGTGGCGAATTCCTGACCGGTTCGTTCGCCCAGGGTGCGCGTATCTACGACCGCATGGCGTTCACCGTGAAGATCGGCATGATCAACGACGACTTCGTGCGAAACCAGCGCGTCGTGCTTGTCGAAGAGCGTCTGGGCCTGGCTGTTCGCCGCCCATACGCCTTCGTCAAAGGTCGTTTCGCGGCTTAACAAGCACCACCTTCTTCGCAAGGGCCTGACGGCCCTTTTTTTATGGGAAAAGAAAATGAAAATTCGAGCGTTGTGGGGCTTCAAGGGCATCCACGAAGAATTGAAAAACGAAACTGGCCAGGCGCGCGCTGGCGAAGAGTTCGATGTGAGCGATGAATACGGTCACACGCTGATCGGCAAAGGCCTGGCCGTCGAGGTTGACGGCAAAGCCGTTCCGAAGACCAACAAGCAGGCCAAGCCGGACGAGAACAAGTAAATGATCGAACTATCCCTGGTGAAAGCGCACCTGCGTGTTGATCACGATGAAGAGGATGTTCTGATTCAGGGGTATCTCGATGGTGCGCTGGCGCACGTTGAGCAGCACTGTGACCGGGTGCTGGTGGAGGGTGACCCTGTGCTTCCTGAGCAGATGGGGTTCACCAAAGACATTCGGCAGGCGGTTTTGCTGCTGGTTGGCCACTGGTATGCAAACCGCGAAGCGGTGGCCACCGGCCTGGCCGAGGTGCCACTGGCCGTCGGCAGGCTGCTCTGGTACAGAAAGAGGTTCTGATGAACGCTGGAAAACTGAGGCACCGGATCGCGTTCCAGTCGCTGGGCTCCGGGCAGAACCCGGAAACCGGTGAAGAAACCACGGGATGGATCACGATCTGGGACAAAGTGCCGGCGTCGGTTGAGCCGCTCAGCAGCCGTGATCTGATCGCGGCTCAGGCTGCCCAGTCGGATGCCTCGGCCCGGATCGTTGTTCGCTACCGCGCAGGCCTGCTGCCAACCATGCGGATTCTGTTCCGGGGAGAGGTGTATGCCATCAAAGGCCCGCCGATGCCCGACCCGGATTCGGGGCTGGAATATCTGACCATTCTTGTTTCGAAGGGGGTGCTCAATGGCTAGCCAGACAAGTGTCGACATGCGCGGGCTGGAGGGCGTGGTGCAGAAGATGAAGACGCTGCCGGGCAAGTTGCAGCGCTCTGGGCTTCGCAAGGCTGCCCGGCGCGCGATGAATATCGTGCGTGATGCCGCCAAGGCCAATGCCAAAGCGCTGGATGATCCGAAGACGGCAGAAAAGGTCTGGAAGAACATCGCCACACAGGAATCTGCGAAACGATCCAGGCAGGAAGGCGGCGTGGTCATGCGTGTGGGCGTACGCGGTGGTGCTGGCAGCAATCAGCACAGCAAGGAAGCGGCAGGCAACCCTGGCGGCGACACCCGCCACTGGCGTTACATCGAGTTTGGCACTGAGCACACACCGGCAGTGCCTTTCATGCGCCCGGCCTTCCAGTCGAACGTTCAAAACGTCACCGACAAGTTTGCCAGCGAGCTGATGAAAGAGATTGACGCCGCACTGGGTGGCATCTGATGGCCGCGCCGATATTTGCGGTGTGCGCCGCTGATCCGGCGGTGCAGGCGCTGCTGGGCACGTCACCAACCAGGCTTTATCCGTTTGGCGAGGCTCCCGAAGGTGTGGCCAAGCCCTACGCGGTCTGGCAGGTCATCGGCGGCAGCCCTGAAAACTACCTTTCCGGCCGTCCAACTGTGGACGGTTATGCGCTGCAGGTTGATGTTTACGGCGAATCGGGCTCATCTGCTCGAGCAGTGACTGAAGCAATACGGGATGCCATTGAGCTGACCGCGTACATCACCCGCTGGGGCGCGGAGTCACGCGATCCGGTAACGAAGTCCTACCGCAGCAGCTTCGACGTGGACTGGATGGTTCACCGGTAAACCCTGTTTGAAAAACCATAGCCCGCCTTGTGCGGGTTTTTTTATGCCCGTCATTTGGAGAACACAATGGCCGTTCTTACTCAAGGCACCCAGCTCTACGCATTGGTGCCGACCGTCTTAGATCCGACGAAACTCGAAGTCCTCGAAGTTGATTGCATCACCGCGTTCAGTCCCGGCGGAAACCCTGCGGATCAGATCGAGGTTACATGCCTCAGTGACAAGACTCGTCGCTACATGCGCGGGCTGCGCACCCCGGGTCAGGCCACATTCTCTGTGGACGCTGATCCAAAAAACGCTTCACACATCCGCATGCAACAGCTCTCCGAAGATGACTCGGTGGAAAGTACCGCATGGGCTGTGGGCTGGGCTGATGGCACGGCCAAGCCTACCCTGAACGCTGCCGGTGACGATTTCGAGCTTCCCGACACTCGTACCTGGTTCCTCATCGACGGCTATGTCTCAGACTTCCCGTTCGACTTCGCGGGAAACACTGTCGTCAAGACGGCCGCCACCATCCAGCGCTCGGGCGGCTCTGCCTGGGTTCGCAAAGCCACTGCTCCAGCCGCGTAAGGGAACATCATGAATCTGGCAGAACTCAAGAAAAAAGGCGGTGTGGTCGCTGACATCCTCGTAAAAAAGGAAGTTGAGTGGAAGCACCTCGATGCCAAGGGCAAGGAAGTCACTGAAAAATTCAAGGTGCATGTGCGCCGCCATACCTTTGGCAATATGGAAGGCATGTTCTCCGGAGGTGAAGCGGAAACATCCAAAAACGCCCGTTACTTGTCGCTCAGCATCATGCTCGGCGACGAGGGCACGGAAGAGCTGCCATTCAGTGACGCGGTGAACCTCGATCCCGGACTGGGTTTCGTTCTGATGGGCGCGGTGAACGAGGTCAACAACCCGGTAAAGAGCTGACCCCTGCCGACGAGCTGATGCACGAGCTGGTGCTTAACGGCATCGGCGGGCGAACAATCGCCGAAGCGAAGGCCAACATCACCTATTCCGAGGTGTTGGCCTGGTCGGCGTACAGGGACAAGCACGGATCGCTAAACCCGATGCGCAGGATTGAGCTGTCGGGTGCCTTGATTGCTTTGCAAGTGAATCGGGCAAACGGGGGCGAAGCGGATCTTTACGACTTCATGCCACATGCAGAGCGTCCACCGATCACACTGGAACAGGCCATGAAGGAATGGGGTTAGCGTGATAAAGTTTGATTTTATGAGGAGGGAACCCCTTGAGATATTTAACGATCATTCTGGCATCGCTCGTTTTATGCGCCTGTACAACCCAGTACGGAAGCCCAATAACTGATAGTCAGCTCGCTCAGATAAAAAAAGGTGAGACTACAAAGGCCCAGTTATTGAGCACTTTTGGACAGCCCCTGGCTACCGCTCGGAATTCTGATGGGACTCAGGTTATGTCCTGGGGTCATGCAAAGGTTGGCTTTGCAGGATCAAGCTACAAAAATCAGGGGCTTAGCGTTATTTTGGACGAAAATGGTAAAGTCTTGAGTTACACCACAACTGACATGGCCAGCCCCTATCGCTGATCCGTGAATTTATAAAGAGACCCGCTTCGGCGGGTTTTTTCTTGCCTGGAGAAAAGTAAATGGCGTCAAGATCGCTGGGCACTTTGACGCTGGACCTGATTGCGCGGATTGGCGGATTCCAGCAGAACATGGATCGTGCATCTCAGTCAGTTGCTAGGACTGGTGCAGCAGCTGATGCAGCGTCCGCCAGAGTTAGCGCGATGCAGGGGCAGATGCTGTCCCTATCGAATATGGCTTCAAGCTTGGCCGGGCCGCTGGCTTCCGCGTTCAGCTTGAGCGCGATTTACAAGGCATCTGAAGCCTACACATCCTTGACCAGCCGCTTGAAGCTGGTCACAGAGAGCTCTGCCGAACTGGCTACCGCTCAGAATGCTGTTTTCTCGATTGCCCAGAGCGCCTACCAGCCCTTGAGTGCAACCGCTGAGTTGTACCAGCGCATCGCGACCAACCAGAAAGAGCTAAAGCTTTCAGGCGAGGGCGTTGCGGGCGTTGTGGGCACCATCAGCAAGACGCTGGCCATATCAGGAGCGTCTGCCGAGTCGGCAAACGCTGCTCTGATTCAGCTGGGTCAGGCATTCGCATCTGGCGTGCTGCGTGGCGAAGAGCTGAACAGCGTGATGGAGCAGGCACCAGCGCTGGCGCAGGCCATTGCTGCAGGCATGGGTAAAACAGTCGGTGAGCTTCGCGCGCTTGGCGCGGCGGGCTTGCTAACTGCTGACTCTGTCGTCAAAGCATTGCAGGCCCAAGAAAAATCTGTAGCGGACCTGTTCGGCAAAACGGCAGTAACTATCGGCAACAGCCTCACCGCTACAAGCAATTCGCTGACTCAATTCATAGGCCGGATGGATCAGGCGAGCGGTGTCAGCGCAGCCATTTCGGCCAACATTGTCAAGGTATCGCAGTCCATTGATGGATTGACTAAGGACTTCGGGGCGACCTCGAAGACCTTCGAGCAGGTTTCAAGCGCAGCTGAAAAGCTTGCATACATTATCGGCGCTCGCGTTGCCGTAGCCGCTGCGCAGGGCGCGGCAAGTTTCGCGATGGCCACGAAGGCCTCAATCATGCAGGCAGGCGCTCTGGCGTATTCAACTACGCAGAGCATCCGCAATGCCGCAGCCGAGGCCGCAGCGGCAAAACAGTCTCTACTGAATGCTGAGTCAAAATACGCAGACGCCACCGCAGGCATGGCCAGGGCGAATGCTGAAATCGCGGCTGCCGGGCAGAAGGTTGCGTCAGATCGGATGCGCCAGCAGTCCGAAATCAACAACCTTAAAAGCGTCCAGACAGCGCTTGCAGCTGAGCGGATGCTTGAGGAGCAGCGCCTGGCTGCGCAGATCACTGAGCAGGGTCGTGCAGCAGCTCGCAATCGTATGGCTTTGGCTCGCTTGGATGAGGTCGCCATTATTCGGCAGATACAGGCCGCAGAAACAAGCCTTGCTGCTACTACCGTCGCGACTTCGCTGGAGATTCAAGCGGCTTATGCTGGCAGAAGTGCTGCTATTGCAGCGACGGGCGAGACGAAGCTTGCTGTTGATGCTGCCTCCCGAGCTTCTGACGCTGCAACGGCGGCGTCAGCCCGTGCAAGCTCTGCCATGACTATCGCGGCTACTGCCGGGCGTGGAGTACTCGGCCTTCTGACAGGTCCTGTCGGCTTGATCGCAATGACGGCTTTGGTAGCAGCCTCATTCATAGACTTTGGTGGTGGCGCAAACAGCGCGACCGCTGCGCTAATCGATCAAAACCTCACGCTTGATGAGTCGATCACGAAATTCAAGGAGCTTGGTCAAGCTCAGAAAATGCTTCAATTCTCGACCTGGACGGCGAAACAAACCGAGGCGACCGAGGCCGCAGCCAAAGCATTCGATGATTTCTCGATTCGCGGGCGAAATGCCTATCAGAACTTGGGGGTTGCAGGCATTGAAGGCGGCAAAGCCTTTGAGCAAATGCTTGCTCAGGTTCGTAATGGATCGAGAAGTCTTGCGAGCGTAACTGCTTCTGTCAAAGAAAATGGCGACATCATGCCAGTCTACATTTCCGCCCTTGAGGAGTCGGCGGCGGCAAACGAAAGGAGCGGTGAGCAGGCAGCAAAATATGGAAAGCTTCTTGGTGACGCATCGGCAGCTACATCGGGGCTTGCAGCTCAGACAAAAGATCTGGCCGCTGCCCAGTCAAGCTCTGGCGTTCAAACCAAGGCGCAGTTCGCCGAATGGGAAAAGTACATCGCGAAACTGATAGAGACGCGCAATCTGTTTGGTGCCAATGCAGAGGCCCAAGCGGCATATGCAGCGGATCAAATGAAGCTCACCTCACAGCAGCGCGAGCAAGCCAAGGTCATATCGCAGCAACAGGATGTGCTGGAAAAATACAAGGAGGCAGTGAAGGAAAACGACAAGGTCCAGCAGGATGCCCTCAAAAGGCAATTGATCGGCCTTTACACCATTGAGCAAGCGGCGATTGATGCGGCAGCGGCTACCAAAAAAGCTCATGACGATTCCGCCAAAGCTGCTGTTGAAAGCTCCAACAAGCAAATAAACGAAATGCGCCGGGTGATTGATGCCGCCGCCAATATAACCAAAAACTCTAGCTTTCTTACTGGCCGTAACATGCTGATTGTGCCGCCAGTTCAAGATGTGACTGGGCGAAGCATGGTATTGCCTGGTGTCGAGACGCCAAAAGCCGGGAAAGATCCTCGCGTAGATCCGACCGCCCGAGCAAACGCTGCGATTGCTCAGATCAACCAAACAACTGATCCGAACAAAGGCAAAGGGGAAAAGAAATATCGGGAAGATGCGGCTCAGAAAGTTCTTGATCAGGCGCGGCAGCAATACGCAGTCTTGAAAGAGCAGTCGAATCTCCTTGATACGCAGCGTGGTGATGTTGAAAAGATCGGTGCAGCCTCACGTGAACTGATTAAGTGGGAGCAAGAGCTCTCCGATATTAAATCGAAAAAGACGCTCACTGCCGAACAGCAGTCTCTGCTTGCAAAACAGGAATCAATTACGGCAGATCTCCAGCGAAATGCGGCACTGGAAAAGGAAATCGAATTAAGAAAGATAGCCACTGAGGAAGTAAAAAAGCTCGCGGCCTTCCAGGCAAACTTAACAGAAAGCAATCAGTCCGTGAAAGACGGATACACTCAGCAGCTCGCTGGTGCTGGCCAAGGTGACAAGCGACGTGCTCAGCTGCAAGAAATGCTCACCATCGAACAGGACTTCAGTAAGCAGCAACGCGAGCTCGCTCTTCAGCGTAACAGTGGCGACATCAGCGAAAAGCTCTACAACGATGAAACCGCCATTCTAAGTGAGGCGATGGCTGAGCGCCTGGTGATCCAGCAGGACTATTACAACCAGGTAGAAGAGGCTCAATCAAACTGGATGGATGGAGTCGGCGACGCCTGGCAGAACTACGTCGATCAGGCTGAAAATTACTCCGCGATGGCTGCTGAGTTCGTTTCCGGCACGCTTGACGATCTGACTAGCGGGCTGGGCGATGCTTTCGCCGATATCGCCACCGGTGCATCAAGTATCGGAGATGCCTTTGCAGATATGGCCGGCAACATGGCCAAGTCGGTGATAAACGCTCTGGCTGACATGGCTGCCCAGTGGCTGGTTTACCAGGCGGTTCAGTTGCTTGTCGGAAATAGCACCAAGACTGCCGGGATGTCCGGCCTGATCGCCAACGCGCAAGCTGCCTCGGCTCAGGCCGCGCTAAACGCTTACGCATCGACTGCCGGTATTCCTTTGGTCGGTCCTGCTCTGGCTCCAGCTGCTGCGCTTGCAGCGACTGCGGCAACTGCACCAATGGTCGCCGCCGTATCCGCATCGGCGCTCGCCGGTATGGCTCACAACGGTATGGACAACATCCCGAAGGAAGGCACCTGGCTGCTTGATGGCGGTGAGCGCGTGCTCAACCCGAACCAGAACCGCGACCTGACCAAATATCTGGCTGATAAGGCCGGGAGTGGTTCTGGCGGTGCGCCGGTTTTCACCATCAACGCGCCAGTGAATGTTCAGGCCCAGCCCGGTATGACTGACGCAGACGCGGCCAAGCAGGGTTCGGCGATTTCGTCGGCGCTCGAGGCTCAGCTCGGACAGTTCTTGGATAGAGAAATGCGTCAGGGCGGACGTCTGTGGAGGCGCACGTAATGGCTGAGACATTCGATTTTGATGTACAGGTCGGCGCGTCCGGTGATGTGAAGCAGCGTACCTGGTCGAACGACTTCGGCGACGGTTACACCCAGGCAGGCGGTGTGGGCATCAACACCAAGTCGCAAGCGTGGGACGTGACAGTCACAGGACGTTTCGGCGCTGGCCAGAAACTTCAGCAGGTCCAGGACTTTCTGGACCGACATGAGGGGTTCAAGTCATTCCTCTGGACGCCGCCAGGCAGCGGGCAGGGCCGGTACGCGTCGAACGGCTACAAGCTGTCGACCCTCGGCAACGGTCTTCACTCACTGTCCACGAACTTCAAGCAAACCTTCAAACCCTGACCCCGCCAAGTGCGGGGTTTTTCGTAGGTAACCACCATGATTTACAGCGCGGACATCCAGAAACTGGAGCCCGGCAACCAGATTCGTCTGTACGAACTGGATGCCACGCGGCTTGGTGCCACGCTCTGGCGCTTCCACGGGCACGAGCATGAAGGCGACATCATCTGGCAGGGCCAGCTGTATTCCCCGATCCAGATAGAGGCTAGCGGCTTCGATATTCGCGGTGATGGTCGACCTGCTACGCCAAAGCTCAGGCTGGCCAACGAGCTGTCGGGTGTTCCGCGTGCAGTTTCGGCGCTGTGCCTTCAGTTCAAGGATCTGGCCGGCGCGAGCTTCAAGGTGATCGAGACGTTCAAGCACTTCCTTGATGCGGCGAACTTCGACGGGGGCAACCCAGATGCCGCAGACCAGTGCCGCACCAGCCTGTGGAGAATCGAGCAGAAGACCGAAGAGAACTTTTCGGCTGTCGGTTTCGAGCTTTCCAGCCCCATCGATATGGAAGGCCAGCAGTTGCCGTCCCAGCAGATCACCAAGCTGTGCCGGTGGGCCATGCGTGGTCAGTACCGCCAAGAGGCATGCGCATACACCGGCACAGCGATGTTCGACAAGAAGAACGAGCCTACCGAAAACCCGGCGCTGGACCGCTGCGGGGGCTGGTGGAGCAGCTGCAAGTTACGCGGCAATACCCGCCGGTTCGGCGGCTCAATGGGCGCAAGCCTGATCGCCAAGGGGTAACCATGCGAATCAATCAAAAGCTTCAGGACGCCATGCGGGCGCACGCCGAGCAGTCACACCCGGTCGAGGCCTGCGGGCTGCTGATCAAGACGGATAACGGACGTGAGTACGTACCGTGCGGCAACGTGGCTACCAACCCTTTGCAGCACTTTCTGATCGACAAGCACGACGCTGCGGCGGCAGAAGACAGGGGCGAGGTGCTGGCCATCGTGCACAGCCACCCGGACCGCGCCGCCACGCCGAGCATGACCGATCTGGTTAGTTGCGAGCTGCACGAATTGCCCTGGGCGATTGTGGGCTGGCCCGGCGGTGACATCCAGTGGTTCAAGCCCAGCGGGTTCCAGGCACCGTTGCTGGGGCGGGACTTCTCGCATGGCCTGCTTGATTGCTGGTCGGCCTGCCGTGACTGGTACGCCCGCGAGGCCTCACTAGCGCTGCCGAACTTCGAGCGCAAGGAACTGTGGTGGGAAGATCCGGACAGCCCCAGCCACTACGAAGAGAACTACGAGGTCTGCGGGTTCGTCAGGGTCGAGCAGCCTCAGCGCGGCGACTTGCTGGTTTTCCAGATCCCGACAGTGGGCAGGGCCTGCCACTTCCCGAATCACGCAGCTATCTACCTCGGCTCGGACGCCAGCCTGCACAGCGAGGACGCGCCTGCACTGGGCGGTTCTGGTCCGTTCATCTACCACCACATGCCCGGTCGCCTGGCTGCCCGTGAGGTCTACGGCTGGTCGATGGCCAACCGCGTGAAACTGATCCTGCGACACAAGGAATACACCCCATGACCATGCGCACCATCAAGTTGTACGGCGTGCTGCGCAAGCACTTCGGGCGCGAATACCGCATAGACGTGCACAGCGTGCGTGATGCTGTGAACGCGCTGTGCGCGATGAAGCCTGGCTTCGAGAAGTTTCTGCGGACCGGCGAAGAGCGCGGCTTGGTGTTCAGCGTCTTCTGCGGCAAGCGCAACGCTGGCGAAGCCGAATTCGACATGCAGGGCAGCGACACCAGTGATATCCGCATCGTGCCGCTGATTCAAGGCAGCAAGCAGGCCGGTCTGTTTCAGGTCGTGCTCGGTGTGGCGTTGGTGGTTGCTGGCGCTTTTACGGGCGGCCTCAGCTCCGGTGTTGGTATGGCGCTTCTTGCTGGTGGCGCAGCCGTCGGCCTGGGCGGTGTCGTGCAGATGCTTTCACCCACGACCACTGCCAGCGTCGGCAGCAATAACGATGATGGAAACAACCCCAGCTATGGCTTTGGGGGCGCGGTAACCACCGTTGCTCAGGGCAATCCCTATCCCGTGCTCTACGGCGAACGAGAGATAGGCGGTGCCGTCGAGTCTGGCGGCATTTACACGCAAGACCAAATTTAACTATTCGCAAAACACCAACCCGCTTCGGCGGGTTTTTTATTGCCTGGAGATCCGCATGGGCGCAGCACGCAAACTCGTCGTTCAAGGTGCCAAGGGCGGCGAGTCGAGCCAGAAGCAGCCGACGATTGCAGAGAACAGCACGGCTTCTATCGCTACCGCTCGCATCGTCTACCTGTGGAGCTGGGGGCCGATCGTTGGCCCAGTGGACGGCCTGCGCTCAGTGAAGCTCGACGGAACGCCGCTGGTGGCCGAGGACGGCACTGTCAACTTCCCGGGCGTGAAGTGGCAGTTTCGCAATGGAGAGCTGAACCAGCAGCGCCTTGAGGGCATTGCCGAGTCCAGCAACGAAGTCGACGTAAACCAGCAGTTGCTCAGCACCACGCCTTATCTGCGCTCCATTAACAATCCGGTGCTTGACGCGCTTCGTGTGCGTTTCAGCTGGCCGCAGCTCCAGTCGCAAGACCAGAGCGGCAATATCAACGGCGTTCGAATCGATTATGCGATTGACCTGGCTACTGACGGCGGGCCTTTTGTTCAGGTACTGGCGGACTACGTAGACCGCAAGAACGTCACCAAATATGAGCGCAGTCATCGGCTAAACCTGCCTGCGGGCAGCCGCTGGACGATGCGCGTTCGCCGGATTACACCAGAGGCCAACAGCTCGCTGGTTCAGGACGCGATGTTTGTTGAGGCGGTGGCCGAGGTCGTAGACAGCGATCAGGAATTTCCACTCACCGCTGTGGGCTGTGTTGAGTATGACGCCCAGCAGTTCGGCGGCGATATCGCCAAGATTGCCGTGCTGATGCGCGGGCGCATCGTGCGCGTTCCGGCCAACTACGACCCGGAGACGCGGACCTATGCCACGTCTGGCGCAGGCACCAGTAACGGGATATGGGACGGCACGTTCAAAGAGGCCTACACGAACAACCCGGCCTGGGTGTGTTACGACCTGGCGCTGAACCCTTACTACGGCCTTGGGCACCGGATCGATGCCACGATGGTGGACCGCTGGAACCTCTACCGCATTGCTCAGTATTGCGACCAGATGGTGCCAAACGGCATGGGCGGCATGCACCCCCGGATGACTTGCAATATCTACCTGCAAAAACAGGCAGATGCCTACGCCGTGCTGCAAGACCTGTCGAACATCTTTCATGGTATGAGCACCTGGGATGGTAGTCAGATCACGTTCAACGCCGACATGCCGGGCGACCCGGTCTACACCTACAACCCTTCGCAGATCCTCAACAACGGCGAAATCCAGTATTCGGGCACCCGGGCGCGCGACCGCCACAACTTGGCAATGGTGACCTGGGACAACCCGGACCAGAGTTTTTCGACGGACAAAGAGCCGGTATTCGATGAAGTGGCGCTGGCCGAAAGCGGGTCAGTGAATGAACTGTCCGTAGAGGCCTATGGCTGCACATCGCTCGCCCAGGCGCAGCGCGCGGGCCAGTACGCGCTGATCACCGAGCAGACTCAGACAAGGGGTGGGACCTTCCGTGTTGGCCTTGACGGCGGCATTCCGAAGACAGGGCAGATCATTGCCGTAGCTGACCCTATGTTGGCCGGTCGTGCTAACGGCGGGCGGATCAGCTCGGTGGCGGGGCGCGTGATCACCGTTGACCGTGACATCGATCTTCCGACCGGTGCCAAGCTGCGGGTGAACTTGCCCAGCGGCAAGACCGAGGCGCGGGTTATCACCTCGCTCACCGGTCGGCGGGTAACTGTCGCCGCCAGCTTCAGCGAGGTGCCAGAAGCCGAATGCGGCTGGATACTCGAATACGACGACCTGAAAACCATGCAGTTTCTGGTGCGCAACATCACGCGCCCAGAATGGCACCAGTACCAGCTCGAGTGCATTCAGCACGAGCCGAGCAAGTTTGACGCCATCGACTTCGGTGCTGTGGTGGATATCCGCCCAATCAGCGGCATTCCAGTGGGCGTGCAAGCTGCGCCGGGCGCTGTGTTCGTGACTCAGCACGTCGTGATCGAGCAGGGTATTGCCGTCACCAACATGACCATCAGCTGGGACGTAGCGCCGGGCGCGGTTGCGTACGACGTGGAATGGCGCTGGGGTTCTCGTGAGTGGGTCAAGATGCCGCGCACGGGCGAGCAGTCGGTGGATGTGCCGGGTATCTACTCCGGTCAGTACATGGCCAGGGTGCGCGCTGTCAGCGCTTTGAATGTGTCGTCGCTGCCTGCTACGTCGCTGTTGACGAACTTGCAGGGCAAGACCAGCTTGCCGCCCGCCGTAACTTCACTGACCGCCACGTCGCTGATATTCGGGATTGCGCTCAAGTGGACTTTTCCACCAGGCGCAGAGGACACACAACGCACTGAAATCTGGTACAGCCAGACGACCGACCTGGCCAAGGCCACAAAGCTTAGCGACCTGGCTTACCCGCAGTCTGAACACATTATGCAAGGCCTGCTGGCGGGCGTGACGTTCTTCTTCTGGGCACGGCTGGTGGATCGGACCGGCAACGTTGGTCCGTGGTATCCAACTGGCGTAGGCGTCATGGGGCAGACCAGCAGTGATGCTGGGCCGATTCTTGAAATGATTGCCGGTCAGATTGGAGAAACCGAGCTTGGCCAAAACCTGCTGGAAAAGATCGAGCTGATCGAGCAACTGCAGGACCAGATCAACGCTCTGGACGGACTCAAGGCCTACGACCCAAATCACGCCTATGAAAAAGGTCAGATGGTCGTGGTGGATGGCCGGATATATCAGGCCGAGCAGGCCGTGCCTGTTTCGACGCCGCCGCCGAATTCAGCTTACTGGGAAGATGTGGGCAACCTGCTGGAGACGGCAAACGGCTTGGCTGCTCAGGTCCAGACCCACACCACCGAAATCAACGAGCTGAACGGAGTTGTCACTGCCCAGGCATCAAGCATGCAGGCGCTGCGGGCCGCTTACCGGGCTGACGACGGCGAGGGTGATCTGGCAGATGCGTTGAAGGGATACAACAGCGCCGCCAGCATCGTGCAGGAGCAGATGACACGGGCGACGCAGAACGAGGCGATGGCCCGCACCGTTACGCAACTGACCGCTTCGGTTGGCGAAAATACTGGGCGGGTCACGGAGCTGCGGGAGGTCGTCACTACCAATCTGGCGTCGACTGCTTCGTCTATTCAGCAGCTTTCTGCCTCTGTCGCATCTGCAAATGATGCGACCACGAAGAACACAGTAGCGATCCAGCAAACGGCTACCGCCTATGCGGACACAGCCGGAAAGCTGGCGGCGATGTATACCGTCAAATTGCAAGTCAACGCCAACGGCCAGTACGTCATGGCGGCAATCGCTGCAGGGATAGAGAACGTTGGCGGGGTCCTGCAAAGCCAGATCCTTATGTCGGCTGACCGGTTTGCGCTGGTGAATACCTTAGCGGGCGGGGCGGTATCGACACCGTTTGTTGGTCAGAATGGTCAGTTGTTCCTCGGCCAGACGTTCATCCAGGACGGTACGATCACGAACGCCAAGATAGGCAGCTACATCAGCTCGACAAACTATATAGCTGGTCAGTCCGGGTGGATTTTGAACAAGGACGGTACGTTCGAAATTAATTCACCCCTTGCCGGTGGTGGTAAGCAAGTAATAAACGGCCAAGGCGGCAAGGTTTACGACGAGAGGGGCCAACTGCGCTACCAGTGGGGGAATTTGGCCGCATGAGTTACGGAGCCAGAGTTTGGGACGAAAACGGGAATGTGGTCATGGACACGACCACGTTCACTTATCAGGTTATTTGGAAGGGAGTTATTGATTTCAGTGACACGTCCGGATCAACCGCGAAAGTAATCACTCTCAGTATTCCGGGATTTGATCCAGCCAACTGCGTATTTATGGTCATTCCCACGCGAGCGCAGGATATTCAATCCGCTGAAGGCGATGCGCTCGGAAATACCAAATCCTACCCCTACGTGACTACATCGGCTGGCCAGGTAGTTCTGAGGTCGGCCAACCCGTCAGCAAATCTCGGTAACACCAACCAGACGCGCATTGTCGCAAAAGGCTTCGCAGTGAGGTTCAAGACATGAGCTTTGGCGTTATCAGCATCAATGACAGCTCTTTCGTGCAGATCGATTCGGAAACGCCTCGGCTTTGCGTGCTCACGAAGGGTAGCTATTCAGGAACCACAAACGCAAACGTCACCTTTCCGCGCGCGGTAACGAGTGCTGATCCGCCGCTTGTGTTCATCAGGCCAGATCAAAACGGCATCGTTCAGGTACCGATATCGGTGTGGTTTACCGGTGGGCCGGGCAACTGGACAGGCTTCGCAATGAAGGCATCAAACGTCCAGAGCACGCTGAGCGGCCAATACTTCATCGCGGCATGGGCTTCCATGGGGACTGCATCTTTCGGCATGCGTATCTGGGGACCTGGAGGCGAGCTTGTATATGACAGTGGGGCACCGCCAGTTGTTGTCACATTCGCCGCAGGCAACTGGACATACGTAGGCAGTGAGCAATTGAGTGTTGGCCAGCGCTATAGGTGGAGCATCGACAAGGCTCTGGGAGTAGGTGAGTTCATATCTATTAACTCGTTTGCACTTCACTGTCACAACGGCGCAAACGGTGGCGGCTGCGGCATTGCCGTGGATTACGCGAACTCAAAAATCATGATGTACAGCCTCGCAACAACTGCGTGGACTGACCAAGGGCACCGCCCGTTTCTCTGCGCAAAACTAACCGCCTGAATCAAGGCAGACAATTAGGAGCATTCGATGCCTTGGTATAAATCGGGGACAGTTTCCGTCACCCAAAATTCGAACGCGGTTATTGGTACCAATACCGCATTCATAGCAAACAGCAGGGTAGGCGACGGCTTTCGTGGGCCGGACGGCGGCTGGTATGAGGTCACCAACATCGCCAGCAATACCGCGATGTCGATTGCGCCGAACTATCAGGGCGCCACCAACAACGCGGGCGGGTACGCGCTGGCTCCGATGCAGGGCTACGTCAAGGATTCTGCAGACGCGCTTCGGGCGTTCGTGAATCAGTTTGGCAATACGCTTGCCTTGCTGGGTAACTCCGGCACCCAGGCAGGCGTGCGTGCAGCGCTTGCGGCAGCGGCCAGTGGGAACAACAGCGACATTCTTTCACTGTCTGGACTGACCACGGCTCTGACGATTGAGCAGGGTGGCACAGGCAAGAAGACAGCAAGCGAGGCTATCCTGGCATTAGGTGGCGTGCGCTTGGGTGCGGGCAACTCGTCCGCAGGCACAGCTCTTTTTTCAGGCGCGGCCCCTGGCATTGCCTCTATCAGCACCTCCAATAACGATGGCAACACGGCGCTTCGAATTGGAAATGGGGCGAACGATTCAGCGTCAGCTGTTATGAGCTTTGAGCGAAGCGGGAAGTTTGCAGTCCATCTGGGAATAGACACAGACAACAAATTTAAACTTGGCGGATGGTCGATGGGGGCCGTTGCAAGAGTCCTTTACCACGAAGGAAACGCCGTTGGTATTGTTTCTCAATCGGGGGGCGTACCGACTGGCGCTATAATCGAGCAGGGATCGCTCAACGGCGGGAGTTACACCAAGTACGCCGATGGAACTATGATTTGCAGAGGTGTCTCTAGCGCGCAAATTAAGGCCAGCACCGCCGCTGCGGGCGGGTCGGTTTACTATTCTGATGGCGTAGCGTTTTCATTTGCATCGACTTTCACAACTGTACCCTCAGTAACAGTCCAGACTCTGACATCGGCTGGGTACTTCTGTTGGGCGGCCTCTGAGGGCAGCGCTTCAAATTCGGGTATTACTGCAAGGGTGGTTAGTCCGGCCAACGGCGCGGCTTCATATCTTTGCTACATCGCAGTCGGGAGATGGTTTTAAATGATAATCAAGCTGATTCCTCAGCGTCGTGACGGCGACATGGTGGTTGTTAAAAAAGGTTCTACTCTGGTGATTGATGGTGAAGAATTTGATTTTTCACCGATGCAGGAAGGGTCGACATTGCCCGGGGATGCGGTGCAGTGTCCGTGGATCTGGCCAGAAGTGATCATGGAGAGCGGCGAGATAATCCTGAGCCTGATCTTTCCTGTTCCAGCAAATTTCAGTCACGAACAGGCATTTCCAAAAGATCTTATCAATGTGCAGGACGGGCAGATTGAATTCCCTAAATCCAACCCTCTCCCAGAGAACGCTTAACCATGGGCAATATTGACTGGACCAAATTGGTCACGAAAGAAATGAAGGCAGCCGAGCAGCTGGCTCGGGAGCTTTCCGCTGCGAAAACCGATCTTGCCGCTCGTAACAGTGGGGCTGCTCAACAGATCGCCCGCATTCAGGACCGCATTGAAACGCTAGGCTATGGAATTGAGGCCGGAGAAGCAACCGAAGAAGAAGAGACCGAAGCGGCTGCACTCGCGCCTTTTCTCAAGGCCTGGAAGGCCTACAAGTTCGCGCTGGGCAAGGTAACCGCACAGCCTACTTGGCATCAGGCCCCGGTCTGGCCGGTTGCGCCTGCTATTCCAGAGATCGCCGCCGCACCGATGCTGGTGGAAGAGCCACTAGCCTGACGTACACCTGCCACCGAACCCGCCATCGAGCGGGTATTTTTTTGCCTGGAGAAAACCGAATGTCCATCACAGCGCAGCAACTGCTGCAGATCCTCCCGAACGCCGGCCAGAGAGCCGGCGTTTTTGCACCCGTCCTCAACACAGCGATGAGCAAGTACCAGATCGTGACCCCGCTGCGCATCGCTGCGTTCATCGCCCAGGTCGGCCATGAGTCCGGTCAGCTGCGTTACGTCCGCGAGTTGGGCGGCAGCGCCTACCTGTCGAAGTACGACACCGGCAAGCTGGCTGAGCGCCTTGGCAACACGCCCGATGCGGACGGCGACGGGCAGTTTTACCGTGGGCGTGGCCTGATTCAGGTGACTGGGCGTGCCAACTACGAGGCGTGCGGCGAAGCACTGGGCCTGGACCTGATCAACCACCCCGAATTGCTGGAGCTTCCGCAGCACGCCGCGATGTCGGCGGCTTGGTTCTGGCACCGGGCCGCGCTCAATACGCTGGCCGACAAGCGCGAGTTCGTGACCATCACCAAGCGCATCAACGGCGGCACCAACGGATTGGCCGATCGGCAGGCGCTGTATGAGCGGGCTTTGAAAGTGCTGGCGTAATTATCGTGTTGATTGGACACGTTACTCGACCAATCCATTGCAGGCCATAGGCTTGCCGGGGAACACCGTGCAAACAGTAACGAAGCAAGAAGCCTACGACCGCACCATGAAAGTAACGCTGGCAGTGAAGGCGAACGGCGGGTCGGTGTCTGTCCAGATACAGGCCGGTGACAGCTGGATCAATACCGACACGTTCTGGAAAGACGGTGCGTATCAGCTGAGCATTCCACCCGCGACGATCCGCATCGTGCCATCTAGCGGTGCTGCATTTGAGGTATACGCATGAGCCTTCTGGTCAACCCGATTCCACGCCGCCAACCGATCCGCCGCGGCCTGGGCCTGCTCGGCGACAGCTTCTCGGGCAACTGCCATACCATCGCCGCGACAGCGTTCGGTACCGAAGCTTATGGCTATGCGGCCTGGATCGCGGCGCGTACCGGCCTGTTCCCGAGCTACGTAGACAACCAAGGCAAGCTCGGTGACCACACCGGGCAGTTTCTGGCCAGGCTACCGGCCTGCATTGCGTCGTCCACTGCCGACCTTTGGCTGCTGCTGTCGCGCACCAACGACAGCACCACGGCAGGTATGAGCCTGGCCGACACGAAAGCCAACGTGATGAAGATCGTCACCGCGTTCCTGAATACGCCCGGCAAGTGCCTGATCGTCGGCACCGGTACGCCTCGCTTCGGTAGCAGGGCGCTGACCGGGCAAGCGTTGGCGGATGCGGTCGCCTACAAAGACTGGGTCATCAGCTACGTCAGCCAGTTCGTGCCGGTGGTGAACATCTGGGACGGCTTCACCGAGGCCATGACCGTGGAAGGCCTGCACCCGAACATCCTGGGTGCCGAGTTCATCAGTTCGCGTGTGGTGCCGATCATCACCGCCAACTTCGAATTTCCCGGCATTCCTCTGCCCACTGACGCTGGCGACATTTACTCGGCCATCCGGCCCTACGGTTGCCTCAATGCCAACCCGCTGCTGGCGGGCACTGGCGGCGCGCTACCGGCAGGCGTGAATGCCGTGGCCGGGTCGGTGCTGGCGGACGGCTACAAGGCTGTGGGCTCTGGCTTGGCCGGGATCACCACGAGGTGGTACAAGGAGCCTGCCGCCTACGGTGAGGCCCAGTGCATTGAGCTGCGTGGCAACATGGCGGCGGCGGGCGGCTACATCTACATGCAACCCACGGCCAACGTGCTACAGACCAACCTAGCGGCTGGCGACGTTATCGAAATGGTGTCGGCGGTCGAGATCGACGGCTCATCGCGCGGGATACTGGCGTGGGAGGCTGAATTGACCATCACCAAGACAGTCAGCGGTGCATCGTCCACGTTCTACTATCGGTCGATGGACAAGTACCAAGAGCCGTTCACCATGCCGGCCAGCTTTTCCGGGGCGCTGGAAACACAGCGCGGCACGATTGACATGAGCGAAACCGTGGTCACTTCACGCATGGGCCTGTACCTGGCTACAGGCGTGCCGCAGGACTCGACGGTCAAGGCCGCGCAGTTCGGGATACGCAAGGTGTAGGCCCGCTTCGGGCGCTACTCCTTTTCACCCCATCTTTCCGGGCTGATTCCTGCGAGCCTCATAACCTCACGGTGTTGGTCGATTACGTACTTCTGTGAGTTGATGGTCTTCCAGGAATCGCAAGCGTCACGCAGCAGATCAGATATACGATTGTCCGCGTCTCTCAGCTTGATCCGGAGCTTATCGCGCTCCAGAGCTGCATCGTTGTGCATGTCGATGAGCTTTGTGACGTGCTTGCGATATCGGTCGACCTCGTCGCGCAGCAGTCTGTTCTCTTCCGATACCAGGTGCGCATGCTGCTTGAGCATCTGCTCTTCGGTGGGGCAGAACGGCCAGTCTTCGGCGTAGTCGATGTTCAT